TCCCCTTCTGTTTTCCCTTCTATCTTAAGCCATAACACATGAAAAATCAAAAAGACTTACATTATTATTTGTCGTTACCGTATACATTTCAAGTGCGTAAAACAGAAAATGGGTATTGGGCTAATGTTAAAGAAATAGATGGCTGTCATACGCCAGCATCTACAATTGATGAAGCTTATAAAGATTTAGAAATGATTTTAAAAGACCATATTGAAATTCGATTAGAAAACGATGATCCAATTCCTGAGCCTGTAGACCATGAATACAGTGGTAAATTTAATGTGCGTGTGCCTAAGACATTGCATAAGCAGCTGGCTCAAGAAGCAGAAGATGAGGGCATATCATTGAATCAATATGTTGTTTATAAGTTATCTAAATAAGTAAGTGGGGTCACGTTCTTTTGAGCGTGGCTTTTTATTATGACTTGAAAGCCTATTGTATCAAGGTTTATGGGTCCTTCTGAGACTTTGTTTCCGTGCGGGGCTCGCGAGCCCCAAAAGTCAGCTATTTTTGTTTTAAAAATTTCACTTTCGCTTTCGCTTGTGGAGGGCTGAAAGTTACAACTTTGAAAAAAATCCTTCATCTAATGTCTTGAAAAATGAAACAAAAATATAAGCGTAAAAGCGAAAGTGAGGTGTGAGATATGACAAAATCTAAAGCGAAAGTAGATGACCTTACTACTTTGGAAATTGGAACAAGCGAATTTGCAAAATTGGTAGGGAAAACGCCGCAATGGATTCGTCAGTTAACACGTGATGGTGTACTCACACAATGCGGTCGTGGTAGATATAATTTGGCAGAAAATATTCTTGCTTATATTGAACATGCTTCAGGTGGTAAAGAGGAAGACGGAAAACCACGTCACATTGATGTTAAAACTGAGCATGAAATTTTAAAGAAGGAAAAAACAGAGCTGCAGCTTCAACATTTACGTGGACAGTTGCATGCAGCAGAAGATGTTCGGCTAGTTATGGGTGATATGATTTTAAGCGCTAAATCGAAATTATTAACGTTACCTGTGCGGATAGCTGGGCAATTAGAAGGTGAGTCTACTAAAACGATTGAACAAATATTAAAAACAGAAATTGAAGATACTTTGACCGTTTTAGTAGATTATTCATCAAAACTTTTTGAGAAAGAAAGTAGTGAATAAGTTGGTTGCAGAAAAAACAATCAATTTATTTAAAGATTTAGCGCAACTGTGGTCCCCTCGTCCAAATTTAACAGTTTCAGAGTGGGCTGATAATTATCGTATTTTAACGTCTGATACATCTGCTGAAGCAGGTCCATGGCGAACAAGCCGAGCGCCATACATGCGTGAAATTATGGATTGTATTACAGATTCAAATACTGAAGAAGTAGCGGTTATGGCGTCAGCTCAGGTTGGTAAAACAGAATTTATGTTAAATATGGTTGGCTATCATATCGACTATGATCCATGTCCAATAATGTTTATGTTGCCAAATAAAAAATTGATTCGATATTTTTCTACAACTAGGCTCTCCACGATGATTGAAGCAAGCGAAGCGTTACGAGATAAAGTAGCCAAAAATGCAGGTAATACGATTGATGAGAAGTCTTTTTTAGGTGGATCTATTGCAATTATTGGTGCAAATGCTGCAACCTCGCTATCCAGTAGACCGATTCGGATTTTATTATGTGATGAAGTAGACCGTTATCCAGTGTCAGCTGGTAAAGAAGGGGATCCGATTAATTTAGCTAAAATGCGTACAACAACCTATCCATCCAATCGGAAACTTGTCTATGTGTCAACGCCCTTAGATAAAGGCACATCTCGCATAGAGCAATTGTATGACGATAGCACAGCGGAACAGTGGTCAATGGCTTGCCCATCGTGCGATACATTCCAGCCGATAAAATGGGGGCAAATAAAATTCGAATATCACAAAACAGAAGATAACGAATTTATTGTTGATGAAGTAAATCACGCTTGCCAAGAATGCGGCTGTTTACATAGCGAAAGAGAGTGGAAACGTGCTAAAGGGAAATGGATTGCACAAAAAAAGCATTCACACCGTCGGGGATTTCACTTAAATCAATTTGCGAGTCCATGGGTAACATGGGAGAAAATCGTGCGAGATTTTTTAGAAGCGAAACGAGATGGTCAAGAAAAATTAAAAACTTGGGTCAATACCGTTCTTGGTGAATCATGGGAAGAAAGCGGCACAAAAGTTGATGAGGAAATTTTGTTTGAGCGTCGTGAAAAATATGATGCTGAGGTACCTGAACAAGTTAAAGTGCTCACTGCAGCTGTGGATGTTCAAGATGATCGCTTTGAAATAGAGGTCGTTGGTTGGGGAGCTGGCCGTGAATCGTGGGGTATTGAATATCATGTTTTATACGGTGACTTAAAGCGGGAAGAGACATGGCAGCAACTTGATTTGTGGCTTCAAAAACGATGGAGTAAAGCAAATGGTAAGCAGTTTGGCATTACTTGCACTTGTATTGATAGTGGCGGTCATTATACGCAGGAGGTTTATCGTTTTACAAAAACACGTGAAGCCAGGCGGATTTATGCAATTAAGGGTATGAACATCGCAAAAGGTGAATATATGCCACTTTTAGCAGGTACATCAAGACCGAAACCACTTAAAACACTACTTGTTCGGCTTGGTGTTAATGATGGCAAGGCACGTGTTATGTCGAGTTTGAAAGTAGAAGAGCCTGGACCAAACTATTGCCATTTTCCAAGAGGGCAAGGTTATGAGTTAAATTATTTTCTTGGCCTAACTGCAGAAAAGTTGGAAACTCGTCATGAAAAAGGTGTTCCGTATCAAACATGGATAAAAATTCGGACACGAAACGAGCCATTTGATTTACGAGTATATAATACAGCTGCCATTGAAATTATTAATCCAAACTTTGAAAAAGAGTACTCAGGTACTTATAAAAAAAGAAAAAGAGTGAGGGGGTAACTAATGGCTATTACATTAGAGGAAGCACAGGAGAACCTAAACCTTTGGCTAGAAGCTGAGCGTACTATAGCCAATGCTCAAAGTTATACAATAGGTAGTCGAAGTTTAACAAAAGCTAATTTAACAGAAGTCGCTAAACGAATCACCTATTGGGAAAATAAAGTTACTGAACTTGAAATGGCTAATAAGGGTAAGCGGATGCGAAGAACAAAACAATTTATTCCATGGGATTGTTAAAAGGTAGGTGAGAGTAGTGAATATATTTAAACAAGGTGTAAAGATAGTTAAAAACTTAGTAAGTAGTAAAAGAGAGAACGGTACCTTAAAAAATGAACCTGTAAATTCTAGCGGCTACGGCAATCATGCAGCAAGTAGTTCAAAACGTTCTGTCGTAGGTTGGATTAGTTCTTTGAGTGATCCAATTGATGATATAGAGCGCAATGTTGAAACGATGCGTGAACGTTCCAGGGATTTATATATGGGTGCACCTATCGCTAGTGGATCATTAAAATCTATAGTAACTAACGTCGTCGGTTATGAGCTGAAATTAAATGCTCAAATTGATGGCGATTTTTTAGGCCTTTCACAAGAAGAAGCAGAAGCCCTTGAGGATAAAATTGAACGAGAATTTGAATATTGGGCGGATTCAAAGAATTGTGATGCGAATCGTATGTGTGACTTTGGTCAATTACAACAATTGGCACTTTTATCGACATTAGCTTCAGGAGATTGTTTTGCGATTTTACCTTATAAAAAAAGGGTTGGATCATTATATGAACTTACAGTGAAATTAATTGAAGCTGATAGGGTTTGTAATCCAGTGATCAATACATTTTATGAAGAACGGTTAATCAATGGCGTAGAGATAGATTCAACAGGTGAAGTTATCGCCTATCACATTGCAGATAAACATCCAAATAGCTCTTTGACTGGTCTAAACGATTGGAAACGAGTTGAAAAGTATGGAGAGCTCTCTGGACGTTTAAATGTTATTCATTTACTAGATATTGAACGGCCAGAACAACGCCGGGGAATACCGGTTTTAGCACCTGTTATCGAAAGCTTAAAGCAAATTGATCGATATACTGATGCTGAATTAATGGCAGCTGTTATAAGTGGTATGTATTCAGTATTTATTACAACAGAAGCTTCAGAGCAAGACGATTTTGGTGGAGGCTTTGGAGAAGAGGATGACTATGAGGAAGATAATTCAAAAATAAAAATTGGAAATGGCTCAGTCACATTTCTTCGTGAAGG